TTTGAGGGCATGATAAATAATGTTGCACAAAGAAATAAGGATTTACAAAGTCTAGTTAAAGATATGAATGAAGTAAGTGCTGGCATTGAAAAAAATAAAGCGAAATATAAAGAAGATTTATATAAAGGAGCAAATGATGTTGTACAAAAGTATGTTGAATTTAATAAAACTAGAGAGAACAGAGTTAAAACAAGAAATGAATGGGTACAAGGAGCAGGAGATGCTATAAATCAAGCATTAAGTAATTTTTCATTAGATCCATCTAATTATGATAATGGAACATTAAATAATATAGCAGACAATACAAAAAATATAGCAGATAATACAGCAGAGATAACTGATGAAGATTTAAAATATTTAATAGATATAGCTGAGAGAGATACAATTAATAGATTTACAACTGTACCATTATCAATAAACTTGACGAACAATAACAATATAAATGGAGAAGAAGATATTGACGGAATAGTAGATAAAGTTACATATAAATTAACAAGTAGATTAGAAGAAGAGTTAGAATATGTTTCTGATGGAGTACATGAGTAAGGAGGAGTAATTATGGCGTATTATTTTTATTTAGGAAACGTTCTTCTTCCAGTTCCTCCTAAAAAAGTAGATTTAAAGATAAATAATAAAAATAAAACTTACGATTTAATAAATAATAAACAAATTAATGTTTTAAAAGATCCCGGTTTAACAGATATTGAGTTTGAAGTTTTACTTCCTAATTCAAAATATCCTTGGGCCACATATGTTAGTATATTTAGAAGTGCTAGGTATTATTTGGATATATTAGAAAGGCTAAAAATTAATAAGAATCCATTTCAATTTATAATTGTAAGGAAATTTCCAAATAATAAGGATATATATACTACAAATATAAAGGTTTCTGTGGAAGATTATATGATAACGGATACAACGGAAGAAGGGTTTGATAATAAAGTAAAACTCAAATTAAGACAATATAGAGAGTATTCAACAAAGACTATAAAAATATCAGTAAAAAACAAAAAGACGACTGTAAAGAAGAAAAAGAGAACAGTTACTACAAATAATACATCAAAAATACCAGTTAAACCTAAGGGGCAAAATTACACTGTTAAACGTGGAGATTGTTTATGGACTATTGCTAAGAAGTTTTATGGAGATGGAAGTAAATATAAAGTAATTTATAATGCTAACAAAAAAGTGATTGGAGGCAACCCTAATTTAATATATCCAAATCAAGTTTTGTGGATACCAGCATAGAAATAGGAGGAAGATATGAGCCAAAAGTTATTAATTCAAAATGGAAACACAGTATATGAACCAGTAATACAAGATGAAATAACATGGACTACCGAAAGAAAGGGAGCAGCAGGAAAACTTGAATTTAAAGTTATAAAAGATAGTATTATAGATTTTGAAGAAGGTAATCCTATATCATTTAAAATTGATAATACAAATTTGTTTTATGGATTTGTTTTTAAGAAGAAAAGAGATAAAGAACAAATAATAACTACAACGGCATATGATCAATTAAGATATCTGAAAAATAAAGATACAAAAACATATACAAATAAAAGAGCTGATGAATTAGTTAAAATGATTGCAGATGAATATAAATTAAAAATTGGAATTTTAGAAAATACGGGTTATGTTATAGCAAAAAAGGCTGAAAATAATCAAGCCTTATTTGATATGATATTAAATGCGTTAGACGAAACGATTAGAAACAAAAAAGAAATGTATGTTTTATATGATGATTTTGGAAAATTATGCTTGAAAAATTTAGAAAGAATGAAAGTGGGATTAATAATTGATGAGGAGACAGGAGAAAATTATGATTATGAAAGTTCAATAGATTCAAATACATATAATCAAATTAAATTGGCATATGATAATTCTGATACCAAAAAAAGAGAAATATATATGGCTAAGGATTCTTCAAATATTCAAAAATGGGGAGTATTACAATACTTTGATACTATTAATGAAAAAACAAATGGGAAAGCAAAAGCACGAGCTTTATTGGATTTATATAATCAGAAAACAAGGAATCTTCAAATCAAAAATGCTATTGGAGATGTAAGAGTAAGAGGTGGATCTCTGGTAATAGTAAGATTAGATTTAGGAGATGTTAAACTACAAAATTTTATGCTAGTAGAAAAAGCAAAACATACATTTAAAAATGAGGAACATTTTATGGACTTAACATTAAGAGGACAGAACTTTATATCTCAGTAGGGAGGAGAGCTGATGGGAAGGTCACTAAGTGAAATAATTAAGAATTTGGCGGTAGGAGCAAACGAAGCGGGTGCTCCTACTTCTATTTTATTTGGGATAGTAACAGGAATAGCCCCGCTCGAAATAACAATAGAACAAAAATTAAAATTAACGAAAGAGTTTTTAGTTCTTACTAAAAATGTAAAAGACTATACTGTAGATATTAGTATGGAATGGAATACAGAAAGTGAATCTTTGAATGCTGATCATAGTCATACATTAAGTGGAGATATTTCAGTAACATCAACAGCGACAGTAAATCCAAATCCAGATAATATCTCGGTTTCTATAAACAACGAAATTAATAAGGGAATAAGTACTGAAGAGAAGGATATAAATTTAGAACATAATCATTTGATATGTGGAAAAAAACAAATCACGATTCATAATGGATTAAAATTACATGACAATGTTATTTTAATACAACAACAAGGCGGAAACAATTTTATTGTTATAGATAAATTTTAGAAAGGGTGGTATAAAATGACACCTAATACAGACGATATACTACTAAATGATTTACAAGACGAAGAACAAATAACTAGAACATATTACCTAGATGTAGAAAAGAATATTATTTCTGGTTATTGTGAAGGTATTGAAGCGATGAAACAAGCTATATATTGTATTTTAAACACAGAAAGGTTCGAACATCTTATATATAGTTGGGATTATGGCGTTGAGACCAAGCATTTAATAGGAGAAGGTACAACATTTGCTATTCCAGAAATAGAGAGAGTAATTAAGGAAGCATTATTACAAGATTCACGAATATCTGATATTAATGATTTTGAAGTTGAAGTTAATAAAGAGCAAATAACTGTGAAATTTGTTGTAATAACAACTGTTGGTGAGATAGGAATAGAAAAGGTGGTGAATATATGATGTTTGATGAAGATGAGTATACATATGAGGCAATACTTCAAAGAATGCTTGATACTATTTCAGACACAATAGATAAAAGAGAAGGATCAATTATTTATGATGCATTGGCTCCTGCAGCAGCAGAGCTTGCACAGGCTTATATATGGTTAGAAAATGCAATTAATCTAGTTTTTGCAGACACATCTGTGGGAGAATACTTAGATAGGTTATGCGCTCAAATAGGCATACATAGGAAAGAAGCGACACCAGCAACAAGAAAAGGAAGTTTTTATAATGAAAACGAAGAGCCTATGAATATAGAAATAGGAAATAGATTTACTTGTGAAGGAATATATTGGTTTGCGACTGAAAAAATATCTGATGGAATATATAAAATGCAATGCGAAACTAAAGGTATAATAGGTAATAATATATCAGGAAGTTTATTACCAGTTGACTACATAGAATATTTAGGAACTGCGAAATTAACTGAACTTTTAATTCCAGGAGAAGATGAAGAAGATGATGACACATTAAGGGAAAGATATTTTACAAGCTCAAATAATAATGCCTTTGGAGGAAATATTGAGAACTATAAAGAAATAACAAAGAAATTAAATGGTGTAGGAGCAGTTAAAGTAATACCATGTTGGAATGGTGGAGGGACAGTCAAGTTAATTATATTAGATTCGAATTATAGTAAAGCAAGTGATTTAGTAGTATCGACTGTTCAGGAAGTTATATGTCCAAATAAAGAAGAAAATGGAGTAGGATTAGCACCTATACGGACATCAAGTAACAGTAGTTACGGTTTCTGAAAAGATAATTAATGTAAATGCGACGATAGTATTATCAAGTGGTTCTACAATATCAACAATTGAGGAAAATATTGTTACTGGAATTAATCAGTATTTATTGAATTTAAGAAAAGAATGGGAAGATAGTACAAGCCTAATTGTCAGAATTTCCCAAATAGAGTCATTAATACTTAATACAGAAGGAGTTATTGATATTACTAATACGGTAATTAATGAGCAAAATGGTAACATAGAAATTGGAAAGGAGTATATTCCAATACTTGGAAATATAGAAATCATAGAGAATGAAGGAGATAGTATATAATGAGAAAATTAGTAGAATATATGCCACCCTTCCTAAAAGATGTTAGAGAACTTAATAGGATATTTGAAGCAGAAGATATAGAAATAGAAAGAATCAATAAGCAATTGGAATTATTGTTGGAAGAAGTTACAGTTATTACAGCAAAAGATTTCGGACTGAAAAGATATGAGAAAATATATGAGATAAGCAATGTGGCTGATAGTATTGAAGCAAGAAGAAACAACATTCTTTTTAGAATGAATTTTAAGACACCTTATAGCTACTTTTGGTTAATTAACATATTAGATAGTGTAATAGGAACAGAAAATTATATAATTAAATTAGATTACAAGAATTATATATTGACAATAGAAGTGATAGAACTTTATAAGGATATAACAAAAGAATTAGAAAGAGTTTTAAGAAAAGAATTACCAGCAAATTTAGAGCTAAATATCAATATATGTCAGACTGAAGAAATGAACAATAAATATATTGCTGGAGTAGTGCATCAAGCAGATTTTATGAAAATCAAACAGGAGGTATGATATGGCGGTTTTTGGTGGAATAGTATTAACAAATGATGGAAAGCGACTTGAAGCGAAAGTGCAACTAGGAAAGATATTAAAATTTAAAAGGATAGCTTTAGGAGATGGAACAATAACAACAGAGAATATTTTTTCGATTAAAAGTTTAATAAATGAAGTATTAAGCTTGAATATAACAAGCATGGAGCTAATCGAAGAAAGAAATATGGCTAAATTGACTGCTTATTTGAACAATAAGAATTTAGGGAGTGGATTTACATGGAGAGAACTAGGAATTATCGCAGAAGATCCAGATACAAAAGAAGAAGTACTATATGGATATGGAAATGCAAGGAATAATGCAGAGTATATATGTGCAGCTAATGAAGGTGATTTAATCGAAAAGCATATAAGTACAGATATTGTAGTTAGTAATGTAGCAGATATTACAGTTGTAATTGACGAGAGTCTTATATATATGACTGAAGCACAAGTTCAAGAACTTATAAAAACGGAGAAGGAGACTGTAACGATAGAGAAAGGTACGACAATAACAAATGAGTATGAGTTAACTTTACCATTAAAGTATATGGTACGGAAACAATTCACTTGAAGTTAGGCTTGATAGCGAGGTATTGAAATTAGCTACTGATACAGAGAATGGACACTACAAGGAAGTGCGGAGAAAACGGAACTTTAAGCAATAAAATTAAATTCAACAGAACAGAAACAGATGGAGACTGGACATTAGAAGGGGATCTAACAATAACTCAAATTGTAAGGGGGGTAAGTCAAGATGAAGACATTTAAAGAGATACTTGAAAAAATAGAAAGTGCTATTACATCACTAAGTGAAACCATATGGGGAGATCCAGATAGACCAGAAGGTATGCCAGACTACTCTCTGATCGCTATGACCAATCAATTAAAACAAAATCAAACTGGAATGATTTCAAAACGTGATTTTAAATCAAGTTACAGTTGGAGCGCTAATGATTATATGGGAATAGATATGAATGGCGTATATGCAGTCACTTCCAATAATAATATTCAAGATTTTCCATCAGGAGTTTCTAAGGGAGGAATTTTAACTGTTAAATTTGGCACCAATGATCGTGGAATTCAGGAATATGTACCTCGTAGTACAAGTGATTTATATATAAGGTCATACTGGGATGGAAGTTGGACTGAATGGGCGAAAAAATAAATATATATATTAAAAAGAGAGGAGAAAAGCAGTGGAACGAATATCAATAATGATTATTTCGTTAGCAACATTTTTGAATGCTTTAATAGTAATAGTAACATTTATAAGTAAAGTCAAGAAACCTGTTGACAATGTAGTAGATAAAAAATTCACAGAAGCATTAAAGCCAATTAATGATAAACTTAGTGTCATTGATGATAGAATAGACAAGCTAGATAAGAATCAATGTAAGAATTATCTAACAGAATTTTTAGAAGATGTTAAAAACGGAATACCTAAAAGTGATATACAGATACAAAGAGCAACCGAAGTATATGATCACTATATCAATGATTTACGCTTAAATACATACATACACGACAGCTGGGAAATGTATATGAAAGGAGGAAATAAATCATGACAATACAAGTATTAGTTTATATTGTTACTACTTTGTTTACTTACATAATGGGAAAAGCATCAAAGTACTTTGAATGGAATTATACGTTACCTATTCCAATTCAGAACATTATAATAGGATTTATAGCTGCAGGAATAGGAATATTCATTCATATTGAAGGATTAGATACTAATAGTGTAATACAAGCTGTTATAACTGCTATTGGTGGAGTTGGAACTGCTACTGTATTATATGATGCAAAAAATCAATAATTTAATACAAGGAATAGGCCATTGTATTTTTATACTGGAAGAGAAACAGAATTTCTTCTAGCATTATTTTTTTATGAAAGTGAGGGTAAATTATGAAGATAGGAATAGATGCAGGACATGGATTATATACAGCAGGTAAGAGATGTGCAAAGCAATTTGATCCCAATGAGACTAGAGAGTGGGTTCTTAATAGTAGAGTGGCCACAAAGGTATGTGCAATACTTAATGGTTATAAGGGTATCGAGACTATAAGATTGGATGACATTTCAGGACGTACAGATGTAGATTTAAATGTAAGATGTAGGAGCGCAAATAGTTATAATGTAGATTTGGTAGTATCAATACACCACAACGCAGGAGGCGGAACAGGCATAGAAATATTTGTATACAACCAAGCATGTCTAAACGGAGAAACAGGAAAACTAGCAAGATTAGTAATAGAAAAGGCTGTAGAATTAACTGGCATGAAGAATAGAGGTGTTAAAACAGGGAATTTTGCAATAATTAGAGATACAAAAATGCCAGCATGTTTAATTGAGTGTGGTTTTATGGATAATGCAAACGACACACCAATAATCTTAACAGAAGAATACGCAAATAAAGTAGCAAACGGCATAGCAGATGGAATACTTAGGTACTTGAACATAGAAAAGAAAGAAGAAGTAAAAGTAGAAAGCAAACCACAAGAGATTACAGAACCAGTTCAACAACATCCGAAAATAGATGTTAAATATCAAGCATACACAAATAAATGGCTTCCAGACGTGATTAATACGCAAGATCATGCAGGCAACAAGGGACAAGCGATAAGTGGATTCAGAGGGAATACTGTAGGGGCAGAAGAAGAGGCAGGAAAGTTAATATATTGTGTTAGGCTTCTAAATGGTAGATGGTTAGGAGAAATAACAGATAGACAAAAAGATAAATCTGGAGATGATTTTGCAGGAATACTTGGAAAGCCTATAGATGCTATCATGGTTAGAGCAACGAAAGGAACAGCTAGAACTAGAGTAAGGCTTAAAGGATTTGATGACTTTTTGCCTTGGGTAACTGGTTATGATAAGAATGATCATGAGAATGGATATGCAGGAATATTTGGAAAAGAAATAGATGCAATTCAAGTTGAAATAGTATAAATAAAACTAATAAGTTAAAAAAGTATAGACAAAAATCGACATGTGATATATAATAATTCTATCCTTCAAAGGAAGGAGGTGCAATATTAAATGACATCTTATGAGTTGATCTGGCGATTAGTTGTATTATTGATAATTAGTATTAACAATAATGGCGAAAGCCAAGACCC